TATTGATTCAGCTAACGCCATAATATACGGTTTTAAAACTACTTATATTATATAATAAAACAATAGTTTTAAGTTGATTAATTATGATCAATCAGGAATTAGAGAATGCGATTGCTATTGTGGAAAAATGTCCCCTGAGAAATTTTACCACCGGACGGAATCAATCAAGGGGGATTGGGGCGGGTCTAACTCAACCATCAAAACCATCGAGGCTTCCGTGCTTATCCTTCCATCTTTTCCGTCTAGCACTAAGCCGTTTAGCTTCCCTCTGTTTTTCCTTCTGTTCTTCTGAGATGTTTTGAGCATAACGCCGTTTCCGTTCCCGTCCCTTCTCAGACCGATCATAATCAATATTCCGGTCTTTTCCCTTGTCACTCCGATTATATTTAGCCTGTGCTTTCTTTAGTGACTCGCTCATGTTACAATAACCCCACTTATTGCTTAACTATGTCCTCTAGCTTTCTGGGTTAGAGGACATTATTAATATAGTAGTCTATCTACTCAAAACTGTAAAGAAAAAGAATTTTAGAAAACCCCTTGACATATAGCCGTCTATCTACTATAGTTATAAATAGTTAAGCAATAAGGAAAAACACCATGAACGCCACTAAAATCGCCCGCGACCTCAGAATATCACTCAGACTTATCCCCCACGAAACCTTCACTATCCAACCATTAAACAATGAGATTGAGATAACCTGGTCTGGACAGCACACAGTTGACTTTGTAGAAGAATACCTAGCCAGCGCAGGATACCCAGCATACCTAGCCAGCGCAGGCTTTACGCTCAAACTGACTCGGAACTAAAGCTACGCGGTGAACCCAAACCCCAGGACTCAACACCCTGGGCTTTTTGCTATTTCACCCTACCCTACACCGCCAAAACATCTACAACGGATTCAAACCATTGCAAATGTTGACGGGTTGCGTCCTTAATCCCCTTTTTTCATCCTATCTGAACACCTCAATCAAAACCGACTCAGGGTAAAGCCCAACGGAACCAAACCGAGGATCATTAATCCGTTCAATATCGATCCCTCTTTTCCGACACATTGACGCGGCTTTTCTTCCTTTCTCGCTAGAGGTTGCTAGGGAAATTTCTAACCCTTGTTTTTTAGCAAACCCCAAAACTGTGTACTTACTACCAGAAGGGGAGAAATACCGACCCTGTTCAGCCTCAATAGCGGTTAATCGGGTTTCAGCTTGTTCTAATAGCTTTTGCTGTTCAGAGGCCCGACGCTCTTGTTCTAAGACCCGTTGCTCTTGTTCTGCCATTCGAGCAACCGTCCGGGCTAAAATCTGAAGTTCGGTTAATGCGTCCGGTTTTTGTTTGGCAATCTTCTCGCACTCAAGGAAATATTTTCGGATCTGTTTTCCCTGTTCAGTCCCGGCAGTCATCCCCAAGGATTTGAAGCAATCGACGGTTAGCATGATTTGGTTGTATCGGGTAGAACCCCCGCCATTATTACCTTCCACACGCTTAACCATTTGGATAAGTGTGTAGTCGATCCCTTCCTCAAAATTCTGTTTCAGCTTTTTCTCGGCTTTTTGCTTCGTTGCGTAGCCTAACCATTGCCAAGCCTCGTCAAAATCAACGGGGTAATCGTTACCAGAGTTTAAAAGCGCGATTGCAGTTTCAGTGCTAAAATCAATCATTGTGATCCTGTTAGTTAGGTTTACAGCCCTTGGATGCTGAAACATCGCGAAGGGCGTTTTACTATTAATATTATATCACAATTAATATTAATTAATCTGGCAGTCTCCCCATTAGTTTCATTCTACTTAACAGCAATCCATCCAGAAAAGTTCATCCAACGCCAAAAACAATCAACCTCAGTAAAACCAGACAATCTAAGCATTTCTTCATTCCAATTAGCTGTAACAGGAACGAGTACACCTTCTAAACTTAATCTTTTCCGTTCTATCTCATAAATAGAATAACCATTCTGATGTTTTAAGTTATAATACTGATTGGTCAATAAACTGTCAATATCAGCAGACCCCCCAATAACTTTTTCAACCAAAATAAAACACCCGCCTTTTCGAGTTGAATCATAGATTTTTTTGAGTAGTCTTAATCTGTATTCAATCGGAATAAACTGTAAAGTTAAAACCGACAAAGTGACGGATACGTTTTTAAGAGTTAACCAATCTTTTCTTAAATCTAATTCATGCAAACTGACGCATTCAAAAACCTTAAACTTTTCCCTACTCGCGTTAATCATCGGTTGACTAACTTCGATTCCATGATAGGTGCAATTAGTCCCATAGGATTGAATTAGTCGAGATATCTGCTCACCTCTTGAGCATCCAATATCTATGACAGAACTGGCGGGTTTTATGTATTCACGAGCGATATTGGTAACAGCGTCTCTCATTACCTCGTATTGAGGAATTGAACGAGCCAACATATCATCAAAAATGTCTGTTACTGATTCGTCAAATTCCCATTTATCTTTAGATGGGACGTGATAATTATTCATGTTAATCCTTGGGTAAGTATCCAAAAGTTTTCTTTAGTTCGTTGTTGTAAAATTTTATTGGCGATGCTATATTTTTCTCTGTCCAATCGGACACACCGCTACCACCTTGAAAAGTATCCTTAACCCTGGATATCACCCATTTAGGTAGCAGTCTAGCCGACGCGGATTTCAGTAATTTTTTATTTGGTGGTGATTGCGAGAGGTCTAAGTTTATGGCATATTCAACTAACTTCACATCCATAAAAGGCAACCTACACTCAACACCACCATACATAAATGCTTTGTTGCACCTAACAAAATTACCTCTTGCCATTTTTGCTAATTGATTTTTTCTAAGAGATATAACTTCTGTATTTGTGCTTTTGGATGCCTGAATACAGAAATTACCATAACCACCAAAAAGCTCATCAGCAGCTTCACCAGATAAGCAAGATTTAAAGCCTTCTGCCCTTATCCTTTGTGCTAATGGTAAACATAATGAAGCTATCTCTATTTGAGCTTTGCTGTTAATTTCTATTACCTTGGCTGCGTTAGTTAAAGAATCTAAATCAATAGATACTGGCACTTCTATTAATTGAATTTCATACTCACTACATATCTTCCTGGCTGCTAGTAAATCATTTGAATCATTACGCATTTTTGCTGTAAAAGCTACGATGTTTTTGTTTATAGACTTTGCTATTTGCAGAACCAAGACGCTATCTAATCCGCCCGATATAAGACAGCAGACGGGAGCATCAGCATTTAATCTTTGTTCTACACCCCTATTCAAGCAATCTAATATATTTTGCTGTGGTGTTGTTCCTGGTAGCTTGTACCATTGAAACCACTCGCCTTTCACTAGATTAAAAGCATAGCCCGGAGGAACGGCAACAGGCATAACACCACTAGGAAATGCTTTTCTTTCAGATGCCCAAATATACCCTTTATTCGTTTTTGCCAGATACAAGGGTATCTCACCAAAACGGTCTCTCACAAGCCAATGCTCATCCCCTTTACTCCATACAAAAGCAAACATTCCCTCTAGTTGATTTAGCCGTGAAACACCGTAAATATCTAAAAATTGACTCAATACTTCGGTGTCACCTGTTGTATTGAATTTGCACCCGTCGTCTTGTAACTTCTTTTTTATATCTCTATAATTCCATATCTCACCATTAAATGAAAGAGTGGAATTATTTAAGATAAAAGGTTGTTTAGATGCCGAACTTAAATCAAGTAAAGACAGCCTAACGTGACCATGAACAGTGTCTTCATGCTTGTGAACACCTTGACCATCTCGCCCCCTATGTATTATTTTAAGAAGCATAGACTCTACATCTACGCTGGATTTGTATGTACCCGCTAATCCACACATTTTTCTAGTATTTCTAATTGAATTGTTTTGGCAATATGTGACATCATAACAGGTGGAACAGCCCTACCCAATCTTTCCCATTGTTGGGCATAGGAACCTGTTAGAATAAAATCATCAGGAAAAGCACAGGCTTTTTTGACATCTGATATCGCTAGGTTTGTAAATTCAGACTCGCCCAACCTTTGAACCTTTCCAGCCCTTCCGTTTCCACTTGACGGTGAAGTTCCAAAACATTGAAAGACTACTTCCGTAGCACGGACTACTTCTACTTCCCCAAACCCTTTACCATATACAATAAAAGAAATATTTGGACAAGCATCTCTAACTGTATATTGATAATGCAACGGTTTTGGGTGAACAGGTTCTAACTTCAAATCATTCCTAACACCTATAAAGATAGTCCGTTGTCGCATTTGAGGAACACCAAGCCATTGAGCATCTAGCACTTTACACTTGACGTTATAACCGCAATCTTTGAGTGTTTTAAGGATTTCTAAGAAGTAGCCTTTAGCTGTTCCTTTGATTAATCCTGATACGTTTTCAGCAACAAAGACTTTAGGCTGTGTTCCTTTGATTAGTCGAGCGTACTCAAAAAACAAATCATCAACTCTTTGCTTGGTATCTGAATATTGCTTAACTTTTCCCCATCCTGCTTCACGTTTTCCTGCTGTTGAAAAAGCTGCACAAGGGGGAGAGCCATCAAATATATCTATCTCTCCTATTTTCAATCCGGTTGCTGTTAAGATGTCCTGAGCAGAAATCTCTCGGATATCTCGCCTGTCAAGAATTGAATTTGGATGATTAGCTTTATAAGAATCCTGAGCCGCAGGAATAAATTCATTAGCCCACAAGACTCGATAGCCAGCCATCCGATAACCAAGACATGATCCGCCTGTTCCGCTAAATGTAGAGACAACATTAAACCCATTCCAGGGTATTTCTTCTATCTCTTTCATTAGAGGAACGCGGTAAATAGGTTTAGTATTCATTTATTTACCCCCTGACCATTTATAACCACACTTAGGACAAGTATGTTCTGTTTCGATGTCTTCGTCATACTCTTTAAAATCTTCTGGTGGTTTTGATTCCTCATCTTCCTCTTGCTGTTCAGTATCGCCAAACCCTTCACCCTTGCCAAACGATTCTAATAACTCATTTAATTTATAATCAGGGAAGAACTCACTCAGATCAACTTCCTGAGTTAAATCATTTAAAATATCAACATCCCATGTACTGAAATCCGAGGCGGTATTATCAGCGATCGCATATTGTTTCCAATCCGACTCTGATAACCCAGACCGCTTAACAGCAACAATCGTATTACCATCGGCTTCTACAACCAAAACCTTCTCAATCCCTAATTGACCCGCCTCCTCAAAGGTTCCATTCCCCGCACGGATAACGTCATTTTCATCAATAACAATGGAACGGCAAGCCCCAAACTGTTCTAAGGATTTGGAAATCACCTTAGCTGATAACGGCGTTCTTTTGCGGGCATTATTCGGATCGGGAGTTAGTTTGCTGATATCTGTCTCAGTAATTTTAGGTTTACTCATAAATTAGTTTGCAATAAGACTTTTAACCATGTTAACTTTAAAGTGTTGTTATTGCGTCACCATGCGCTAAATAAAACTATTGCTTCAGTACCAAACATTGAAAGGATCAGGGAAGCGGTCAGGGAGGTTATTGAGAACCCTTACCTGAATAACCGAGAGATTGGTAGGCGGCTTAACATCTCAGAAACAAATTTAAGGCGATGGAAAAAACTACCTATTTGGGAGCAAATCAGACATGAACTCCTAACCGAACGGGCAGAAATAATTAAGGCAACAATAGAAAAGGACAGAATGGCTTATCAACAGGATTTAGAGGAAAAACAAAAAACATGGCAAGCGTTCAGGAAAGCCCTAGAGACTAACGGAGCATATTCCCTCACCCTTTCCAACAATGCCTATAAAGCTGCAAATAATGAGCAAGACTCCCTAAAGGCTTGTTCTAAAGCCACCAAGTCAGGAGCGCAAGTTCACTCTCGAAATGGGATGGAAGTTTTGAAAACTCTGGCAATGGTAGATGATCAACTCTATCAAAACAAGGTATTAATCGAATACTTTGAAAACCTTGAAAAAGAACAAACTCAAGAAATCTCAGAAGATTAATTATGCCTAATTTTGAAAGTGTTTTAGTTTTCCTGTTATTGTCTCTTGGTTTAAGATGGTTTTTGTTTAAGTACAAATTGCTTGATAGGATTAGGGAATCACTTAAACAGAAACACCAACTTTTTAGGGAGTTGTTTAATTGTCCATACTGCCAGACATTTGAGAGTTCCGTGCTAGTTTATTTTGTTCTGGGAATGCCATTTAGTCCCGTTACAGGGATTCTTGCGGGTTTATTTAATGCTTATGTTTCGGTGTCGATTGAGAATATAATTGAATCCCAGATAGAGGAGTTAGAGGGAAATTTTAAGACTCCTAAAACTTTGGAGATTCCCGACTACAAAACCCCAATTGAAATATTTAACTTAGGATCTAAATAATGGAAAGAATTGAACTATGCTCAAACAGATGTTGTCCAACCCTTGCTAAACTTGGGGATTTATGGATTATAAATGATGATTATGGTGGGGAGGTTAAATTGACACCTGATCAGCTTGATAATTTAGTAAAAGTTAAGTTGAAATATGAAAAAGATTTGGCATCTACAAGAATGATTGAAACTGAAAAGGCACGGGAAAATGGATTACTTATTCAATCCTAAAACTCAACGCTACCATTACAAACAGGGTGCGGGTCGGGGTCAGTTTGTACCCGCCACTGCCATTAAGTTTATGATGGAGCGCAACATTGAGGCGACACAGGGGGATATTAAGACCATTGGGGAATTATTGGTCAATGGTAAAATATCCCTCTCAACTTGGGAAGAAATGACTGCGATCGCACTCAAAAACTTGCATATTCAATCATACCTACTTGGTCGCGGTGGCAAAGGTTCTATGAATCAACGGGACTATGGATTAATTGGCAATCGACTCAAAAAGGAATACAAATATTTGAGGGAATTTGCTAAGGAAATCCAAACTACCGGAGTTAGCAAAGCTGATTTCTTTAGGCGATTAGAGATGTATAGCAACGCCGGATCAGGTCAACACGAAAAAGCCCGAACTGAAGGACACAAGAAAGCGGGTTATTCTTGGGAACGTCGGGTCAGGACTAAAACTGAGTCGTGCCAGCCGTGTCTAACTTTTGAGGGCATGGGGTGGCAACCTATAGGAACACTCCCAAATCCCACGGAACAATGCGAGTGCAGGTCTAATTGTGGGTGTTATAAGAAATTTGCCAAAGAAAAACCGCGAGATTTTGTCAAGCGGTTTGGGACTTTTGATTGTGCCAACTTTAGTCAAAAGTTAGGGTAACGGCGGCGGTTGTGCCACCAAGTACAGCCTCGCCCGATGTGGGTACAATGGCAATGGTGGCAACTTCGGGAGTGCCCGCAAAGGTTACAGTTATCACCCCGACTTCAGCTAATCGACCATTTGACCCGCGAGAAGAAATGATAATTTCTTGGGGGTTATTTTTATCAACATGAACAGCCATGACTTTCTCCTATGTAGTTTGTTTTAAACTAGAATTGATTTAACCTTATTGTATTAGAAATCCCTACAAATATGTTTGCAACATCAAATATTCAAGCAAATCCCAGAATTGGCTTTCCCCATCCCACACCTGAAGAAATGGAGAAGATTAAGCAATTCTCTAATGCTGAACCCCATCAGATTGTTGTTGTAGAAATTATGGCTGCTGACAATTTGATGAACAGGAGTCGGGGTAAGTGGTCTTTGGATTCCCTGAGAAGTCTAGCGATGTTAGCACCTGGAATCACTCTAACCCTAGATCACGACTGGGAAAATATCAGCAAAGTTCAGGGACGGGTATTTTCTGCTGAGTTTGAATCAGAGGAAGAAACCCCGTTTGAGGAACTGACAAAAGCGGGGAATTTTGATTTAAACCGATGGATTGTTGCCGATGAAGGTTATGCAAAATTAGAGTTAAAAGCGTTCGTTTCTGTTGATTCTCCTATCTTAGAATCCCTTTGGATGGGAACTATTTGTTATGTGTCTTTAGGACATTTCACAATAGAGGATCT